AGGTTGCGGTTAGGTCAATACCAATTTTTCCATCGGTGACGTAATCAGGCATGATTTTCTCCTTATTCAGTCATAACGCCTTGGAACTGAAGTCCCGAGGCAGTCATATTTCCAGCCCATCCAATCAAGCGCACGATGGCATCTTGGTTGGTACTCATACGCTCATCGCCGATTGGGACGAAGTTGCGGTTTGCGTGTGGTCGGAAGAAGATGTACTTGCTATTCAAGAAATAGCCAGTCGAGGCGGGGATATTGCCGCCAATACCACCATCCAACACTACGTCAGCGTTCATGTACTTGCTTGCAACAAAGCCGAGTTCGGCCATTTTGCTAGAGCCAGGGAAACGCTGAATGTTTTGCAGAGACGACATGAAGAAGCCCCACAAGTTGTTATCCAACAAAATCAAGTCAACAACATCGCTACCGCGAGAGGTCTTGGCATACAAGCGGTTAAAACCGGTTTGGATGTTGGAAGACGATGCGGATGCGCCGAGGTCGGTTGAAAAGTCAAACGTTTGATTGCGCCAAAAAGACCAAGTAGCGCGGTCAATACCGCCAACTACGCCGGTAGCGGGTGATGCGACAACCATAGCTTGCAAACCAGTGATTTGCTTGCCGTTGTTAGCCGTACCGTCCGAATAAATACCGGTGCTGATCAAGTTCTCAATTGATGCCTCGGCAACGTCCAAACGTGCGTCAAACAAATCAATGATCTGTTCTTCGCCGCTGTTTTGGAGCATTTCCAAGCCATTAATGGTTACCGCGACGGCGGCCTGCTTGATTGGAAACTGAGCCGCGCTGATAACGTCCGCAGGGCTGATGTCCAAGACTTCAGCGCCCGAGTAGTACATTGCGGTTGAGTTGGCTTGGAAGGACAATTCTTGAAGAATGGTCGAACCGCCGGTGAACGGCTTGTACCGTCCTTTTTCACGCAAACGGGTTAGCAAAGCATTGTTTTTGGTCACGTTATCGGCGACTGTGCCGGAACGCGATTCAATGGTCGTTGCCAAAACGTCTGAGTAGTTTGCATTTGCGTATGCCATGACTAACTCCTATTTAACCGATTGACCGTAGCGCATTGGCTATAACGGCTCGTCGGTCGTGTTGATTAATAGCGGGGTTTACGCTGCCACCAGGTGCGCCGCGCACGCTTACCGCTGCTGTTCTCGCTCTTTGCACTTGGGCTGACGCTTGCGCTTGTTGTTGCTGTTGAGCATACAAACTTTGCGCTAATTGCGGATCAAGCCTAACTGCCGTGTCATACGCCAATTGCAATTTCTCGCGTTCGGACATTTGACTTGTGTCACCTAAAACCTGTGGCGCTTGGAGAAGCTGCAACATCCGGTCGGAGACTGCCTCAAAGTGCATATTTGCGGGGTCGCCTGCAAATTGCTGGATAACAGAGAGTGCCCTGTTTTCGTTCGATTTCTGCGCTTGGTACTGCTGCTGCGTTATGTGTTGCGTTAACTGCTGCACCTGTTGCGCTAATTCATTGTAATGCGAATCTTGCTGAACCGGCGCATTACCGCCAAAATGGGCAGAAATTTGATCCAAAGGAATTTGGAATTGCTGGATCATGTGGGCAACGGCTTGGCTTTTTTGTGCCGGTGTGCCCGTCCGCAACAAGGCGGCGGTTTGCAACAAAGGCGCAATTGCCTGCGCTGGGGTCGATCCCTCATTACGCAAAATCCACTCATAAGGGGCAAATTGCTCGGTAATTGCCCGTGCTTCGGCATCCCGCGTTTTGTATCCAGTAATACCTTTTTCGTAATCGGCATCCCGTTGGGCAAAAGCTTGCTGAAGTTCCGGCGGGGCTTTTTCCCAATGGTCTTTTAGTTCCAAACGCAAGGATTTGGGCATATCCACCCGAGGTTTTTCGGGCGTATTGGGCGCTTGGGATTGGTCGGTTGGGAATTTTGATGCAAATTTACCCTGTTCACGGGGTTGGCTTGATTTGCCTCGGTTAGACGGGTCTTTTGCCAATGCCTCACGGATCGTATCGGCGCGGCTTTGTGGTTCTACTGGCGGTGTAGAAACCGCAGGGGCTTCGGGTGCTGGTACTTCGGGCGTGTCGGGTGCGACAACTTCGTTTTCCATTTATTTCATCCTTTTCATTTGGTCTAGGGTCATTTTGATCATTTCCTTGCGTTCGGGCGCCGGGCGGTTGTGCAACCGGTTTGCCATCTCTACATTCAAGTTACTGCGTTGCGTAGGCGCAATTGGTGCGCCTGGCTTGTCAAATTCTTGCACCCGTGCCACTTGCCCACGCAGGCGGGCGGTGTGTGCTTCCTTCTTCTTTTGCCATTGCGCTTGGGCATATTTAACATCCGAATGCCCCATTTCTATGGTATCGGTTGCTTTTAAGTGTTCGCGCCATTGGGCGCGGCCCATAATCATTTGACCATCCGGCGACCTAAACGGCTCAATGTCGCCAAACACCATCATTCGGTCAGTTTGTGATCCTTGGCTCTTTTCATAAGGCTCGGAGCCGTTGGACGGGAAAACCCATGTTTCTTTCATAGCATTTCCAGTAGTTGTGCGATTTCTTCGTCATCACGCCGCAATCTTATCCTAAATTCAATCTTCCTTACTTTTTCCATCATATCGGCGTAATCAATTGGGCTGCGGGCGGCAATCTCAATGGCTTGCGTTGGTGCGCTAGTTAATTCTTCACGCTCGGCAGGCGGCAAACCAAACAAAGCTTCGCGCAATTTTAATTTGCGTTGTTTTTCCGCCCGTTTATCTGCGTCCCATTGTTCGTTGCGTTTCTTTTCGTCAAAGCCAAAATGCCCGCCGATTGGAATTTCTATTGGAGGTGGTACGGGCGGTGTAGTGCCGTAAACCGTAGTAAACGGAAGGGCAACAAAAGCCGAAAAACCAAACATTTGGTTACTCTACAAAAGTCCACGACAATGTGGATTCATTCCAGAAATATTGTTTTCCGTCATTAGGAAAAGGTGCAGGAGAATTCCATTGGCACGTTTGCTCGTCTAATGTCCAACTTGGGAATGGCTGCGGGGGGATAAACGCATCCCTGTCTGAATCGTAGCTGTACCCAATCCCCGCGTAATTCTTGCGAAATGGTGTGCCGCCTAGCAAATGTTGTCCAGCTTGTGTGTTGTAGCTGGTCTTCTTCCAGACCGTACCAGTTGTTTCTGCGTAAATAGCCTCGCCGTCCAAAGGCTCGTCAACGCCCACAATTACTTGCGTAACCACGTTGTTTTCGTCAATTTCTGCAAAATGTGCCATGATATTTATATTGGTGTAAACGATCCATTGTTCTTAAATATATGGGTGACGTATCCGCCGCTAACATCTATTACGTCGCCGCCAGTGGCGCGGGCTGCCGTCCCAGCGTATTTAATAATGACTACGCCTTTGCCACCGTTGCCACTAGTTGCGTTGGCTGTGCTGATTCCGGTATGGCAAGCACCTCCTCCGCCCGAACCCGTGTACGCCGCCCCAGCAGTAGCGTTTACGCCCAAGGTGTAGGTGGCTCCACTACCGCCGCCAGCAGAACCCGGCGCGACATCCCCGCCGCCACCTAAATTGCCGTCCCTGCCACCACCGCCGCCGCCAGCAAAAAGAACTTGTGCGCTTGAAACAAAACCCACGCTAGAGCTTGTTGCGAGTGTAGTGCTTATTAGACTGGCTAAGTTAGTACCAGTGCCGCCTGTGCCAGTAGGAGATGTTGTGCCTTGACCAGTAGTACCCACAGCACTAGAACCGCCACCGCCACCACCATATCCCGCAGTAGAGCCGCCATTTCCACCGGCAAAACCTTGACCGCTAGTTCCCGCTGATCCATTAACGCCGCTTTGTGATCCGCTACCACCTCCAGAGCCGCCTGTTAACGGGCCAGGGTTAGCAGAAATAGCTGCCCCACCCCTACCACCACCTGTTGAGGATATTGATAGACCTGTGCCAATAAGTGAGGATGTGCTGCCGCTAGTTGGTGTAGTAATGCTACCTGTACCACCAGCCCCGACAACCACTGCGTATGCTCCTGAACCTTGGGGGATTGAATACGCTGCACCGCCATTATTCGTTTTAAGGCCACCAGCACCGCCGCCGCCGCCGTAATAATAAGAACCGCCTGCTCCACCACCAGCTACCACTAAATAAATTATGTCTATAGGGTTATATAACGTAGGCCATATTCCAGCTTTCAGCGCTTGTAAAACATTAGAAGTTTTCCAAATTCCTTTTGCGCTAATAATACTAGGCACTTGCGCCGTGGACGACAGGATAGAGCCTTTGTATCTAGTAGCCATTGTGGTTTACCAAGAAATAGCGCCAGTACCGGCAGTGAATCTGTACACTTTGTAACCCGTGCGGTATGTTGTGTTTGGCGTAGTGTTGCCTGCGCTGCCGTTACAAGTCAGCCCTGCGGCTACAGAAGAAAGATTAGCGTATGTGTTGGGGTAGGCAATAACTAATATCCCAGAGCCACCAGTGCCGCCTACTGCAAGTGCTCCACCGCCACCACCGCCACCACCTTGGTTAACGCCGCCTGCGCTTGTGTTAGTGCCGGTTACTCCACCACCACCGCCGCCTAAACCGCCAACGGTTGTTCCTGTGTTTCGAGTCCAACCACCACCACCGCCAGCGTAGTAAACGCCAGTGCTTGTAATTGCGGTTCCAGTTAACGTAGTAGTGGTAGCCTTGTTCATGGTGTAAGTACCAGTGCCGCCTGTACCTGTTCCCAAAGCGGTAACTACAGTGCCTGCGGGAACGCCTGATCCCGTTATTTGCGTACCAATACCTATAACACCAGCAGAAACGGCGGTGATATTTATGCTTGTGCTGGTGCTTGTGTTTGCAGTCCCAGCAAAATTTGTGGTGATAGTGCTCAATATTCCTACGCCGCCAATACCAGTAGAGTTTGTGCCACCCGCACCAACACCACCATATCCACCACCACCACCGCCAAAATTGACATTTGAATCTCCAGCGCCACCATTCCTACCTTGGCCTGCTGTTCCAGTTCCACCAGCAAATCCGTTTAAATAAGCAGCGCCGCCTCCAGAGCCGCCATTTGCGCCAGCTTTACTAAGATCAATACCACCGCCACCGCCAGCTATTGCGGGGCTAGAGACTGATGCTGAGAATACAGAATTGTTGCCGTTTCCATTTGCAGCAGTTGTATTAGATGATGCTGATGTTCCACCGGCCCCGATTGTTACCGTGTAGTTTGTAGCAGGGGCGATAGTTAACGATGTGGATAAAACTACACCACCAGCACCGCCGCCGCCGCTATATTGATAGCCTCCAGAACCACCACCAGCAATCAATAAAAATTCAATTGGAAAACTTAAAGTAACCCATGTAGCCGCTTTTTGCGCCTGCATTACATCACTAGTAGTCCAGATTCCACTGGCGCTAGAAGTTGATGTAGGCTGTTCTGTCGATGAAAGAACAGACCCCTTGTATTGCGTGGACATTAAGTAATTGCTTCAAACGATGACGTTAACTCAATCGCGCTTGCAGTTCCCACAGTCACCACAATAGACTGCGCTTCACCTAAATAAAACGCCGTGCTTTTGTCCACTATGACGATAGAAGCGTTTACTGGGACAGGCACTTGATAAATTAAGCGGTAGTTTGTTCCAGCACCAGCCGCTGCACTGTTAATTGCAACGGTTACTGTTGCTACAGCCGCAGTCACATTGGACGCAACAATGTTGTCAATCTTGTTGACCGTGCCAGAGGCAGGAGTAAGTGCAGTCCAAGTCGTAGCCGCTGTAGTGCCTGGAATCAAATAGCTTGTGTTGCCGTAAATTGATGTTACGTTAACAATATTAGGGTTTGCCATGCTTGTTCCTTAGTATCCGAAGATCACTTTAAATACTCAATAGCTTTTAACATAATTTCAGGGCTTTCTTTTAAAGCACCAATCCCCGTATTGCAACCGTGGCATAACAAGCCACGAATTGCGCCCGTTTTGTGGCAATGGTCAATATGCAATCCTCTTGTAGAAGACGGTACTTCATTACAGATTGCACATTTTCCTTGATGTTTTTCATAAATGCCAATTAAAAATTCTTTTGTTACGCCATATTTGTAGTTTCTGGATGCCCATCGATCAAGCCATGTTCTTTTGTGCCAACGCTCCTTGCAATCTTTTTTGTGGCATTCCCTACAATTTTTGTTTGTCCTTAACCCATTTTCATCTACATAAAAATTTTCAATTTTTGATTCACCGCATTTTGGGCATTTTGGAGACCTAAGAAGCGCCTTTTTTTGACTAGCTTTATAGTTTGGGTCTGCCCATCTTGCTTTTGCTCTTTCACTTGCTGCTTTTCTTTGCTCATCTGTCCACATGGTTTTATACTCCAAAAACCATATTGTAACATTTGGATACTAATACCCAAATATCATGCTCATTGCGATACTTTTACCGGTTGTAATTCCACTACCACCGCTAGGGGTTACCCAAGTTGGTGCGCTTGTTGCATTGCTTTGTAAAACTTGTCCAGCAGTTCCGACTTGCCCATTAAATGCAACCGAACCATTAGTGTTTAATGTCATTACATCCGTTGTACTAACCGAGCCATTAATAATAAAACTAATTTTTTGGTTATCCCAACTTCCCAATACTAACGGGCCACCGTAGCATTCAACAAAAGATGCTAATGGGGCGCTAAATCCATTGTTAGGATAGCCCGCCGCCGAATAGCTGTAATTTGCGTTATTTATTCCTAATTCACCATAAGCCGTATGACCACCATCGTTAACCGCATACGATGCATAGCTTGTATTAGCTGCGCTTGTGTTTTGTAAGCTAGTGTACAAATAAAGCGGTTCACTTGCGGTAAACCCAGCAATAACGCCGGAATCGGTGTGTGGTGTTGCATCACCTACATTTAAAGAACCTACATTGGTTACGCCCGATGTGTAAGGTATCAAAACACGATTATTTGCGTCTTGATTTACCGATTTTTCTGCGGGGTAAGACACAAAAACATCTTTTGCACCAGCGGCAAATGCAATTTTGCTTCCCGTACTAGAAGAAATTACCGTGTCACGGGACAATGTACCCGCCGAATACGTCCCAATGCCCACTTCCCATTGGGAATCTAACGAAATGGTGTAATAAGTTGTGTTGCCATCGCCAATTGCGCTAAAGGATTGAAAACCCGCGACCGAACCATCTAACGTAAATGTGCCTGACCCCGTTGTTGTGGATGTTTGTCTAACGCGATCCGCTAAAACAAGGCTCATTGGACGGCCTCCACACCTATCACCATTCCGTCAGGGCCACGAATTACACGTTTAGGTGCGCTTAACTTTTGCATTGCCGCGCCAATGTTTTGCATAGATTCCCCGTGCAAATTTGCCATGTTGTCATGCAATGCGGTTATTTTGTCCATTGCTTGAATAATTGTGCCGCCTAGTTCATTGGTTATTTGTGCAGCCGCTGCCTCAACCACTGGTAAATCTACGCCAGGATTGCTACCAATGCGAGCCACCATGATCTTGGTTGCTGCATCCAACTCGGCTTTCCATCGTTCGTATTCTTCCCTTCCCGCCATTTCTCGGGCTTTTATTTGCATTTCGTTGTTTTGCATGGCGGTTTCAAAATCTGCCTTCATTTGGGCAAGTTGCATATCCGCTTGCAATTGCGCTTGGTGTTTTTGAATGTCTAATTGGGCTTGCATTTGCGCCCTTTGTGTTTCGGCTTGCATCCGTGCTTGTTCCGCTTGCGCCGTGGCTTGCATTTTCATTTGCTCGGTTTGGTTTTGCGCTTCAATCTTCAATTGCTCGGGATTGGGGCCAGGCGGTTGTTGTTGTGCCATTGCCGCTTTTTGCTCCAACGCTTTCATAGCGCGTTCTACGGCGCTTTCTAGTCCGCGACCAGCACGGAAGCGGCGAACCAAGAACAGCAGCATCTCGGATGCCATTGGCAAGGTTTCGGGCGCTTGGCTAATCATTGGGATTGCCTCACGCAAAAACATTCCAATGGCTTGGATGGCTTCTTGTGCGCCTTGTTTTTCCGCTTGTTCGTCAATTTGCGCTAGGCTATCGGCTTCAACCGCAATATGGAAGTCGCGGATTGTGCTGTTGGACAACATTTGCACGGCGGCTTGCAGCAATTGCGGGTCTTTACCATCTTCGGTGTCCATTACACCTGACATCTGCACAATCAACTCTGGCGGGTAAAACTTGCAAATAACTTGCGCTTTTAGTTTAAAGATGTCGGAAGCAAACCGCGCCACATCGCCTTGGCTGCTTCGCATCCGTAAGCTGCCAAAGTTTGCCTTTAGCTGTTGTGCGCCAAGGGTTTCTTGCGCTTTTGATGCACCACGCAAGATGTCCGAGATGCCCATAATCTCGTAAATGGCCTGCTTGACTTGCTCCCGTGCTGAATACAGTTCCCGCAAGGTCACAATGATGGTCGAAGTGTCCATCATGTCGATTGCACCTTTTAGCCCGCCTTTTTCCGACATTGCCGCCCATGCGGTAACGGGAAAAAGCTTGTTGTCTACGCCTTCGGTAAACAAACGGCCTAATTCCTTGAATTCGGCATTGAACACGCCCACTGCTTTACAGGCTTTGGTAAGCAAGAAAATGCGCTGCGTTAGGTTGTCTAGTTCCTGCGCTTGGTCTTCGTACTCACAATAATCGGGCACGGGGATCATTGTGCCGGTGGTGGTGGTTGACATCAACGGGCGCGGGCATGGGAAAAATTCTTCCAATTCCAGCGGATCGTCACGCTCATCTAACGCTTGTGGATAACCCTTTGCCACCCAGCAGACCTTGCCGGTGCGCTTGTTCCAAATCTCAAACACCTTGGCTTTTTTGTCATAGGTGTTTTTAGCGGTCATTGGATTTTTGGCATCCATGTCCGTGTTGCTGCTGTCTAGACCAACGTTCTTAAACACATCGCCAAAACGCTCTATGCCTTCGTCTTTGGTCATGTAAACGGCGCGGGCAACCCACCATACTTCATCCCATGTGCGGGCTGGCGAATGCAAGAAGTCCGTCCAATAAACGTAATCAATGGGGCTGTGCGCCGCATCAATGCGCTCGGTTGGCTCCTCTACCGTGTCATAAATCTGCGCCTCGCCTGGCTCCTCCATTTGACCGGCGGCTTCACTTACTTCGGGTTGTTCGTTAACAATCACCGGCTCGTAACGAATCCATGCCGTGCCGCGACCAGGCAACAAACGATCTTCAACCGCGCCGCGCATGGCGTTGTCAAAGTCGCCAAATTGCATGGTTTCGTATTCCATGACCCGTTCCAGCATTGTTGATGCCAGACGGCCCACGGGGTCTTGATCCATGTAGCGGCGGGAGACTTCGGGCTTTGCTTGCCGTCCGTATAGCGCGGGAAACAACACTTGGATGTTTGACCAAAGAATGTTGTATCGAACGCGGGGCATTTCTACCGCATCGCGCTCATCCCGATACCGCTTGATAATTTTATGCCCGCGCTTTTCCCATTTGTCAAAAACCTTTTGCGCGGATTCGATTTGGTCGTGCCAATACGGGCCAGGGTCATCGCCCTCGTAAGCACCCATTTCTTGGTAGGCCATTAGTTACCCGATGCAAAAAAGAATGTTACGTCCAACACATTACCCTCGGTAAAGTAAAGGCTTGATCCAATGTTGGCGGGAAAACGATGGAATCCAACGGCTGGCGTTATCGTGCCGCAAATCACCGTGCCGCTTGCGCCGCCATCGGTTAGCACCATAGTGCCAGCGGTGGTGCTGTTAACGTAAAACCCAATTAATTGGCATGGGCCGGTTGAAACCGCCCCTGTTGCTGTCATGTTTTTGTAAGCACCGACTTCTGCTACTGGCTGGCTCATATTCGTTCTCCACGATGATGTTGAGTGTCAAATTCCCACAATTCATCCAATGTGATGGTTTGGATGGTCTTGCCCTTGGGCGGCTCTTGATCTCTTGCCTCTTGCCTGTAGGCCACTGCCAACATTCTAAAGGCATCCGCTGGGTGTGAGCACCAGTCATGGCGAGGATTTTGCCTAAATGCTTTCTTGTCCTCGTCATATTCCCGCTGATATTGGCGCAAAGCCTCCAGCCCTTCCTCACAACTAGGGTCAAAATAGCACTTGGGCAACACCATCCGAACCGCTTGGATGCCGTCTTGCACCCCGATTTCGGGCACGATTGCTAGTTTGCTCATGCCTCCAAGGTGCGCCGCAAGCTGCTCCACAATGGATTTACCGCCCGATGCCAGCGTTTTTGCCCTTGCGTCATGCGGTAGGTAATGCTTGGTGTACCGGTAGCCCTTGTCGGTAACTACTTGGGCTATTTCCTCAATGCTTGCGCCGCTGACGGCGTAGTAGTCCATCACCCTGATTTCACCGCGCACCACCTGATAAAACCACACCGCCGTGTCATCGCGGTAACCTAAATCCCAGGCGCTGTAAACCGGCGCATCAGGTTCAAATGGCAATTCCCTAATGCGGCCTTCGTCCTGCGCCAAGCGCATCTCTTGCCCATAGTAAGCACCCATAATTGCCGCATCAAAGCTGCATTCATATTCTTGGTCGTATTGGTCTTGGCTTAACTGTGCCCGTGCCGCCGCCAGTTCGGATTCGGGCAAAATTTTGCTTACAGATGCTGGTAACCGCAGTAAAAACCAATCCGGTACGTTTTGGCTAACCTTGTAAATGTCGTAAAACTGATTTTTTGATTTTGGCGTCCCCCCGAAGACGGCCCAGCCAAGCCGATCTGAAAGTGTCGGTCTTATTACATTGCCCCAAACGCTAGGCCGAAAGTCGCCGTATTCGTCAAGGTATACCCCGTTAAAACCCATTCCGCGCATGGCATCGGCGTTGTCACCGCCAAACAACATGATCTTTGCGCCGTTAATCAGTTCCACCATCAAGTCGGCTTCGTTTGTGTTTTTGGTGATTGGGGCAGCGTAATGCTTGAGGTAATCCCATGCCACCCGCTTGGCCTGGCTTCTAAACGGGGCAATGTACGCATACTGTGCGCCTTGCCTGCCTTCCGTGATTGCCCGCTTAATCACATCGTTGATTGCCGCCACGGTCTTACCGGCCCGTCGATGGGCAACCAAGCATGACCAGCGGGTTGTGCGGTTGTGGAACGGCATAAATGCGTCCCGTGGGGAGTACAGCAGGATTATTTCCCGCTTGCCCATGTCACTATCATTTCTACCGGCCCTTGGTCGGCGCCTGTGACTTCAGTCCTTGCCAGTTTGGGCACATGGTACTCAACCACCGATTGGAAAAGTTCAAACGCTTTTGCCGGATTGGGCTTAATGTCATTTTCGGGATCGCCATTAGCGACCGTATCAAGCCATTCGGTCAATCTATGGGCATTGGTATCAACAAACATGGCAATGGCCTCACGCGCCTGTTGCGTGGTCTTGTTGGGCAAACCTCTGGGGCGACCTGGGCCTGCTGTAGTTTTTTCGCCTTTTTTAAACGCCATAACTATTTTTTCTTTGGCGACGCTTTAGCTTGGTCGGCCTTGTTGTATTCCTTGGCTACCTTAACCGGAATTCCCGCCATTTTTGCAAATTTAGGGTTGTGCGCGGCTGCTGCCATGAATTTGGCTTGTTTATTGCTTGTACTAGGCATATGCGTCCTTCATCTTAATTAGGCCGTCCAACATCCGGCTTTTGGTGTTGAACCATTGTTTAGCATAATCGCAATCGGCGTAATGGTCAAATTCGGGAATGCCCAAAGTGTAATGGGCAATCTTGGCGTTAGGGTTGTGTTGTTCGCCTACCAAAACGTTCCATTGTTTGGGTAGTTCACCAATCAAAGAGTCGGGCAGCCAGCCAAAGCGATGTAGTTCCGACCCGCTATGGTCATCAATGTAATCGGGTGTAAGTACCTTGTTTCTTGGGTGTTCGCAGTTCCACAGAATAAGGCTTGACCAGTTTTTCCTTGGATAGTCTTCGTTCTTGGCCTCCATTGGCGTTCCAATGTACTTTCTTGCGTGCTGGGTCTTGTACTCGTGCTTTACCACTTGTACGGCCTTTGTCGGGTCAAATAGCTTGTTTAGGTCGTCTATGTCGCCCAGCATCAACATATCGCTTGCGTCCATAAAGATGGCGCGGCCCTTAAACTTTGTGAAATATGGGACTAAGAATCTTTGGTAAATAAAAGCGTTTGTGCCGTCCCGTTGCTTCCCGTAAAACGGCGTAATTGCCACCGGCTCCTTTGTGCGCTCTATGACCGATTGGCAAAATACATGGTAACCAACGGCTTCCCGAGGGTCGTATCCGGCAAATATTCGGATCATTTGAGGGTTAGCATGAAGATTGTTGAATCAACCAAAGCGGCAATTTCGTCCACAATGTTTTGAAGTTGGCTTTCTTCGGGCAAAGCGGTGCGGTTTTTGTCAATGTAAGTTTTAATGCTTGCCATGTACTTTACGGGGTCTTTGGCGTTATGAAAGTTTTCGGGGTAATCTTTGATCTTTTCGTAGCAACCGGCGTATGCCTCGGCAAATTGGTCGGTTAAATCGATAATTTCAACGTAATATTTGCCCAAAGCCGAATGAACCGCAAAGGAATCGGTTGCCAAATGCATAAAATGGGTGACCGTGCCGCTGTGCAACATGGTGGAAATAAAGTCCGCAACATTTTTTTTCATGATCTTCCTTAAAATTGTTGGAACTCAATTTGGTTTTCAACAAGGCAAGATAGAAAGCCAGAAAATATCTTGCGTCAACATCCTTGAACGCTGGCTTAACACTCCAACACCCCTAATTGTATGGCAAGGGAACGTCTTTAGGCCATTGTCCGGTGCTTGTCAATGCGTCCACCGTTCTTTGGTGCGCCTGATTCCATTGCTGCTGGCGTTCATTTTTGTCTAAGTTTGCGCCTTGGTCAATTTCAAAATGGCAATTTAAGCATAGTGCGGCGGTTAAATTATCGTCCGCTTTGATGCCCCGACCCTTGCCGCCACCCCAATTTGTATGCGCCGCCTGCACCATTTGGCCCGACCCGCACCGTTGACAATTAAGGCTTGCAACTAGTTTCAACAGTTTTTTGCTTCTGACGTATGCGTGTTTTTGAAACAATTACGGTCTCCAAAGTAGTAAATCGGTGCAAATTGGCGCATTCCAAACGGCGGCGGCGCGTGTTGTTTTGGTCGGCACGGGTTTCTTTAACCACAGTCCAAGCACCGCATTCGGGGCATTTAATCATCTACAAAAGCCCGAAACTTAACACCTTGTTGCGTTCCAAAGGCTGTGGATAACTCTATCAATTCGGTCATTTCGGGTACGGTCATCTTGCTAGTTCGCGCACCAAGAACAACAAAGCCGCCTTCAATGCCAGGCACAACCTTTTGTTTTTTAAGCGCGGCGGTCAATACGTCTTTCCATTCTTCCTTTGTTAATTTAACCCCGTACCAAACCACCTGTTGGGCAATGTCCTCAAGGTTTGCCCACATCATGCGGTTTTGTTCAAGGCTTCGCATCTATTACCTTTAAAGCCGACAAAGCCGCTTGCGGCCCATCAACCCTAGCCAATGTACCACCGGCCCAATTTGCAAAAAAAGCGTGCTGTAAGGCCGTTAAAGGCTTTTTAGGGCCATCTTTTACTTCCATTAATATGGTGCGCCCTTTGTATCCTACCAAAAGGTCTACCGGTAAGCCAATAATCCAAACGTACGCGCCAGCCGCCCGTAAAGCGGTTACCACTTGGTCTTGGTTAGCGTCAACCCTAGCTGCGTGTCGCATTCATTTGCTCCATGATGTAATCTTTTATTCCTGCGTAAACAGGGTCTTTGTCTAACACTTTAACCCGATTCCATGCGTAGTCTTTCCATCCTGGCTCTTTGCAAAGCATGAGGTAGTGGGCAAACATACGATGGCGGGCTTCAGTAAGATTCCACATTTAAAGCATTGCGGGCCATTTCTACAACCGTCGGCGACTTTTTCATACCGCCAGCGTAATCGCCCAATATTTTTCGCGCCCAATCCTTTGGGTCGTGCTTTGACTTGTTCAGCCGGAAAGATGCGAACTTTGCCAATTCTTGCTTTACCCGTTCGGGGTCGGCTGGCGGCTCCAACAACCTTGGTTTCTCAACGGCGGGCGCTTGGTGGCACAAATTTTTAAACTGCACGAAGTTCGGCGGTCTTTCGGGCAAGTTGTTCAATGCCCATGAAATCGCCATCATGGATTCCTTGCTTTGCAAAAAGCCCGACAAGCCATTTAACCAAAACGATTTAATTTCGTTTAGCGGGGCAAAGCCTAGCGAGTTGTCCCAAGAAATGCCGTAGGTCATTGATAAGCGTTCAAACAAACGGTCAATTGGTTGTGTCATCTTCTAACTCCAAAAATGGTTTCATTTCTTGGCTTGGCGTTCTTCCGGTCATCGCTTCCCATCTAGCCCGTTTGAAATCGTAATCCTTTTCGGCAAAGGATTTTTGTTCGCCTTTGTCTTTTAGCCAATCGGCCTTAAAGCCTGTCCAGCCCCTTGCACAACAGGTTTCCAAGGCGGTTTGTAGGCTTACACCCGCTTTGCTTGCTTCCCGTGCTATGCCATCAATGGCGGTCTGGGTGACTGCCGCCTTTTTTGTTTTACGCAAACTTAGCCAATCTTGCCAAACCGAATCCGTCACGCCGTTAGGCGGGGCGACTGTATTCTTTATTGGTTTATGGTTATTGGTTACTGGTTCTTGGTTATTGGTTGGTTGAACGTCCGTTGAACGTCCGCTTAACCGCCGTTCAGCGGATGCCTTACCCGCCTTAGATGCTTGTTCAATTTTCCCCTTGAAATGTGCAATTTCCTTGTCGGCCCGAATGTTTATCCAACCATCATCCGTTAACCTAAAAAATGATTCAAGAACAAATTGAACTTCATTTTCATAGTCACGCATACCTATTTGCCGTGCAACGGACGTCAAACCGGTGTTCAACGGACGTTCGTGCAAATAATATTCGTCTAAAAGCCTTCGGTACGCCAAATCTTCAAGTAGGGAAAGGCGTTGCGTATGACTAGCGTAGTCACCGATATTGAATTGGTAATAGTACATATTACCGCCCATTTATCAATTCGGAATCATTGATTTTTGATGTAGCAACCCGCCAATCACCTTTACAAAACACCAACACATTTTGATGTGTTTTAGCCATTTTGCGGCCCGATTCAAATTGCTTTGTAACCCGCATTGATGCACTTCCAATGCTTGTAGCAAGAATCGCTTCGTTGTACAACTTTGTCCCCGCTTCTTCAAAAGCACCAATTGTTTCACTTACAAAATTACGATAAAAGCCTTTTTTATCCCTAAAGTCACCAACAACAAAACACGCAAACGTATCATCTTTCATTTTTTGCACCGAACGCAAAATTATCCGCTTGTATGCGGCAATAAAAGTGTGCCATTCCATGTTTGATAAATCGTTAGGATCGTCCGAATACACTTCCAAATCACCGTAAGGCGGGCATGAAAAAACCATATCGGCTTTAGGCGCTTCGGCAAGCGTTTCCATGCTATCACCACAAACCCAAATGGGCTTAATTGAAATTTCTATGTTTTGCGCTTGAACCCTATTTGCATCAATTTGTTCTTGCCTTAAATCGCAACCCCAATAATTTCGGTCTAACGCACCGGCAACAATTCCCCTAACGCTTCCACCGGCAAAAGGATCAACAACTTGCCCTTTTTGTGGGCAAAACCATTTCATTGCAAGTTCACAAACAACGGGATCAAAAATGCTAGTCATGGATTCTTCACCATTGTCTAACTTTATGCCCAATCCTTTGCCATAAGTCATTCCCGCAGAACGTCCTATTTCACTATCTATGCCCAATGATTTCCATGCACGTTTGCGTTCTTGCCATTCGCCTTGTTTACTATCCAAAATAGTGAAAGGCGGGATTGTGAAACGTTGCGCGACAACGCCATTGGCTTTTGGCTTGATGATTTCACCAAACAAATCAACGCCAAATAAAGACACTTTTTCCATAAAATTCCCCACTTTTAGTTGCCCCCTTAAAAGAAACAACGGCAGGAGAGGGGGTAACTCTTTTCGGTGCGCTCATGACTTCGCACCTAGCCGTGTCCTAAAAATCTTACACCATCTTTTGCGCTTCAGCAATCTGTTTCTTGAACTTGTAACGCAGCACTTGTTGCCAGCCCTTAGGCACACCACGCTGCCGCCAGTTGCTCACCACGTTCTGCCTTACGTCCAAAATGTAGGCCAAGCGACCCGTGCCGCCCGATGCTTTGATTGCTATTTCTAAGATGTCCATCCGCTAAGTATATCACATTTGTGATGCTTTGGGTCATTGTAAAAAACTATTAAAAAACCAAAATCAATAAAAACAATTGTAAAAAAAGACTTGCAAGACTTCACAATTGTGATATAGTTCACCCATGCCCTGAACTTCTCGGGGTCTTTTTAGGAGTAAGTAAATGCGCGACATACACGTTTTATTAGCCGAATTTCGCGAAGCACTTTTGCGCGGTTTTATCCCACCCTTGGAAATGGCAAAGTTGTTAAACGACATGAATTGGTCGCTTACCAAAAACTTTCCCGACATCCACACCGGCTTGTCCGACAACCTAGATGATGTGTCCGACAACCTTTGGACGGCAATTCAAAACTTTGGATCACATAATGAATAAATTAGCAGACATCACGCTTGCCGTGTTTATTGGCGTTTCATTGGCTTGGGTGCTTGTGTACGGGTGGGCACTTTAATGGTCACTAGCAACAACCCGCAAGAAATTATCGCGGAATGCAATAGCAAAGCAGACCCCGCCGGTTTTCTTGAACTATACGTTTGGTTTTTATGTCAACAACTGGAGTTAAAAGATGAACGAATCAACTGGCTTAAAGAACAGCTTAAAAGAGCGTGAAGATCATGAATGCCCCGAATGTGGGGAAGATTGTGGCGACCTTAAGCGCCACACTTATGACGACATAGCGGTAATTTGGTACTTTACTTGTGAAAAATGTGGAATAGATTTTGGAGGCGACCTATGAAAAACATTGCATCAGCGTTAGTCAAAGCCCAACGTGGTTTTGCACCGGCCTTAAAAACGTCTACAAACCCTCATTTCCGCAGCAAGTACGTTGACCTTGCCGGATGTGTGGAGGCCGTTGTAGATGCCTTAAATGCCGCAGGAATAGCCCTTATACAACGCACATCGGAAGACAGCACCGGCGTAACCGTGGAAACGGTGTTTGTCCACGAATCAGGCGAGATGCTTGAGTGTGGCAAGTTGCACGTTCCAGCAGCCAAACAAGACCCGCAAGGGTACGGCTCGGCGCTAACGTATGCCAGGCGCTATTCGTTGATGGCGGCTTGCGGCATAGCGCCCGAAGATGATGATGGCAATGCGGCAAGCAAAGTCAAAGTATCGGCAACTAAAACAGACCTTGTACCAACAAACCGATTGTCTATTCTTGCCGATGTTGCGGCGGCTATTGGTGAACGTATGGGCGTAAATGACCTAATTGGTGCATTTGAAGAATACCAAGGCATCACCGATATTGAAGAAAAAACCGCTTTGTGGGCAATGCTTGATAGCAAGACCCGAAGCAGCATTAAAAAACACGCAGAAACTTTGAAAGGTTAATCATGTCCAAAATTCTTAAAGAAATTACCGTAATTAGCGGCACTTACAAAAACGCCAAAGGCGAACAAAAAAACCGCTACACCAAAATTGGTAGCATCATTGACACTAAAAATGGGGATATGCTAAAACTAGACGTAACCCCGCTAATAGAAGGCGGCTGGAACGGCTGGGCTTACATCAATGAACCAAGGTTTAAAGATGATGTTTCAGCAAAAAATGACGGCTTTGCTAAAGATGATGACGTGCCATTTTAAGGAAACAACATGGAACACTATCGCGCCCGTAACACCGACCCTATAACAAGTTGGCAAGCGGCTGACAAAGCAAAAGACCTTGCCAAACGTCATGCCGCAATAATTCTTAAAACTTTGATGGAGCAAGGCCCATTAGGTAAAGACGGGATTGCTTTCTTTGCCGTGATGGATGGCAACCAAGTAGCTAGGCGGTTGCCCGAAATGGAACGCGACGGTTTGGTAGGGTTAACCGGAAAAACCGTTAAATCTATGGCTAAACGTGCGGAAAGGGAGTGGTATGCAATTTTTTAAATTTCTTAAAAACTATTACAAAGAATTAACGCCAATTGAAGTTATTCAGCGTGAGTTGGCACAAGCCCATCTAGACCGGCTGGAGGCTGAATCGGCATGTGAGTACGCAAAGGCGTGCCACGATCTAAGCCTAGCCCGTATAGAACGTTTAAAGACCCGTTTAGGAGAGTACAAGTGAAAAAGCAAGACAAAGCCTACATAAATAAAGAAATGCCAGAACTGCATGACCCCGACCCAGTTGAGGAAGTATTTGCGTCCGTGAAGTTACTTATCTCTATATTGACAATCACCATCACAGTAGGGTTGCTTTATTATTTTTTGTATCAATTAACCTATAAATTGGGGTGACACATGAACATCATTGAAATGGCACAGGAATGCAAACTAATTGGAATGCGTCCGCACTTGGATGGCATCTATCAAGAAGCCCTTGAAAAGTTTGCAGCCTTGGTAGCAGCACATGAGCGTGAGGCGTGCATCAAGCTGGTACACGCTGGTACTGGTGAGCCAGTGCAGACAAAGACGCTGTTTATCTTGCAAAAGGAACGCAAGCGAATTGAAGACGCAATCCGAGCAAGGGGAACAACATGACTGGATATTACTGCGTAGTATGCTGTAAGTTTTTACCAGCAGATGAGCATGGCGTTATCGTGCATGACGATGTGCCGCACCCTGTTGATATGGACTTTGGAGACGAGGAGAAGCCGCAATGACACCTTTGATACGGGAAATGGTCAAGATGGTGTCGGTTGCTAATCTTGACCCAACTCAGATGCAATGGTTTGATGTGACTGGAGCAATCAAAGAATACATTGGCTACGACCAAAAAAAGTATTTACTGCATCCAGCACCTTACAAAAACATGATGCTGTGTGGAAAGACAGCGCAGGGTGACTTCATGTTGTCAGTGCTGGCAGAGCCAATAGCAACCATTGTGACGGGTTGGATTATGAAACCAACGGGGTACAAAACCCTTGGGACTTTTTTGTTTGCTGAAGATAACGGAGAGCCAAAGACGGGCGAGGTTGACAAGCCAATTGACCCGCAAGACCAGTCAATGATGTGCGCGATTGTCGCCATGTTTTACGCCTCATTGGATATGAGAGTTGAAGCGTACGTCCCAACAGCAAAGGACACATTCACAAACCGCCGCAAAATAAAAGAAGGCAAACTGCCCACATACGACTGGCACACAATAGTGATTGAGCCGCCCAAGACAAGCCAAGAACACCAAGGCGGGACACACGCAAGCCCACGCAGGCATCAAGCAAGGGGCCATTGGCGTACTTACAAATCCGGTAAGCGTGGGTGGGTCAAAGAGTGCTGGAGGGGTGATGCAACCAAAGGAACAGTGTTTAAAGATTACAAATTAAGGGGAACAACATGACAGGCTACAAATCAAAACGCGCTGCGGCGCGGGACAAGCTGAATGATGAAGACGACACACAGGTCTACAAAGATTACGGCGATGCACTGACCGTTGCATATCAGTCTGGGTACTACGATGGCAAGAAGGCAGCACAGCGCCCGTTGGTAGGGTTGACGGATGCTGATTGGAAAGAAATTGAAGATATGCCCGACGTGTTTGACCAGGGTGTTGCGTGGTGCTTAGCTACACTAAAAAGAAAGAACACATGAAAGTTGAAGAAATCATAGATTACGCTTGGCCTTGTATGTGCGCTGAAAAAGCTTTAAAACAAGCCCATCAAGCAATGCTTGAACGCGATTACGTTAAAGCAATAGAGAACACCAACGCAGCTATAGACGATTGCAAAGCAATGCTAGAGTCAATACGCACAATAGCTAGTAAGGCCGAGTCCCTTGTGCGTCAATAATTAGTACCTGGCCCCGAGGTTTTCCCTTGGGGTCATTGGTTATGCTAATGTGCGTCCAGCCACCACCATTCGGTGTTGCAAACTCACGGATCAATTGGTCAAAAGGCAATTTAGCGGCAATGATTGCTTTGACTACAGCATCTGGGCCCATGCCAGGTACACGAATATCAGCAGCGCAGCCGAGCCGATGCTGGCTAGTGTCTTTACTGCCCACTGCGTCATTTACTTGCTTGCTCCGAAACGCGCTGTTAACCATGACCGGCTTGCCGCCGATAGCGACTTTAACTTGTTCCAAAAGGTTAGCCAAGCGTTTAAGATTTGCTGTTTCAATAGGGTTAGGCTCATTTTTAAATTCTCGGTGATCGGTGACAGTTAATTCTGCCAACGTGAAATTAGGTGTCATTTAGCTGCTACGCCTTGAATTTTTTCAGCGGTACGCATACCACCCAGCCCCAGCATTCCTAAGAGCAACGGCATCATAGTGCCCGTGTCCATTTGCGGGAATTTAACTGGATGCCCATATAAAGCAGACCCCCACTCGGCTAACGGCCCAACTACAAATTGGACGGCAAAGCCAGCACCACAAACCCAGCCAATGCCTGGCCTCCAGCCGCTGACAAAAACGCTAGGGTTTGCCGCCTCGACTTTGTTGATGTCCATTTGCCCCGCAATCTGGGCTAGTTCGCCAGACTGTTGCAACTTCATCAATTCCAGTTTGGCACTGGCTGCTTGGGCTGGATCGGGCCATACGCGGTCAATAACTTTGCTGCCAACGTCTAGCAGTGCGGAGATAGGATCAAGGGCCATTTGGTGTTCCTTTGTTTGTTCGGATGTCTACAATTTTCTCGGCGGTTTTACCCGCAAAGATAGCGGTGATCACAATAATCATTGCTTGGCCCAGCAAGTCAACGTATGCGCCTCGTGTCTCCATTTCAAAGACAGACAACAGCGCAAAGAAAAAATAGGAGAACAGCAGAAACACAACCGTGATCGGCTGTATGTTGCGTGCTAACCATGATTCGTTCATCTTACCTTCTCCATGATTTTGGCCCGTAACATGGGACTATCCGATGTGCCCGCCCATTCTGGCAAAGCGTTCCAAATTAAAACGTAATCGTCCGCGCTGCATTTTGACCTATCTAGCCATTCCAGCATAGCCTTGTGGCGCTCTGCTGGGTCGTGCGTCGCCCAGCCAATGACGTACAGTTCTTGTAGCGGGCAGTTTGATGGTGCTTTGGGCGGCTTCTTGGGTGGCGGCTCCGTGGACAGGATCAGCCTGTCTTGGGCAACTGATACCGTTATCAGCGCCAAGAGGAGTACGGCCCAGCGCATACATTAGTGTTTACCTATCCAATTGGCTACATAACCCAACACGCTGCCTATGGCGCTAACGGCAACCATGCCCATCCAAAAGCCGCCTTTGGATTGATTTGCCATCTCTACCAGCTTGTCGATGTTGGTCTCCAGCTTGTCAATCTTGGCGCTCATCTCGTCGAACCGGCGCTCGTAGTCCTGCACCTTTTGCCAAAGGACTCCGTATCGGATCGGATCAATAGTTTCGGGAGTGTTCATGGCATTGCAGCCTTAATCTCGTCGGTAGTCGTTGCCGCATCAATTGATGCTTGCATAGCGGCGTACTTATCCCGAATAACTTGCCTTGCGGCCTCTGCTGCCGTTGCTTCAGATGGAATAGTTGCCTTGATGTCTAGCGGAGCAAACTCAGCAGATCGAGCAGCACGGCGTATGTCGTGGGCAATGGTCTTGGCCTTGTCGATGTTGATTACGATTCCCATGTCCACGCTCCTCGAAATGTACGGTCTTCTGGAATGTCTGCTGCATCCACAATGGCGTACTCAGCGCCCTCTGGAATATCCTTCATGCAGGCTTCAATGGTGTCAGCGGGAATAATGACTGCTACGCCGCCGTCTGGTGTTTTGTAGATAATTCGTGGCATATTAATTCCTTAACGCAAAATGGTTACGCCTATGTATTCGACATCTAAAGCTACGCCTGACGTATCAGTTGTTAAAAGTCTATACGCAGATGAAGTTGCTGTAACATTTCTTGACAAACCTGCTACACCTGATGTTTGTTTTTGAATGGCCAATGCAGGGGCGTAATTTGCGTCGGACATCGCCGTGGTGAAGTTCACTGTGTAGTCACCAGTACCATTGTCTGTAATACTTGACACATTCCCGCTTGCACGAATTGCCACCGTGCCCGTGCCGTTGAAGTTTACCCAAGCCCTAGCAGCGTACAAAGGCGCTGTACCCGATACCGTGGCAAACTGCGCCGAATCAATGTTGGGTGTTGTCAGCGTCTTATTCGTCAGCGTTTGAGTGCCGGTCAGCGTTGCAACAGTGCTATCAATAGCAATTGTTCCTGTAGTAGTAATTGGCCCACCAGTAAGACCCGTTCCGGTTGCAACCGATGTAACCGTGCCGCTTGCAGTTGATGGCGTTGTCCAAGTAGGCGCAAAACCGGAGCCAGCAGAAGTAAGCACTTGTCCGCTTGTTCCCGCCGCGCTTGTTAGTGTTAGACCGGAAGTAATATTTGGCGTTGCCAATGTTGGATTGGTTGCAAGGACATTGTTGCCTGTGCCGGTGTTGGTGACGCTGACCAATGCTTTAGATGCATCGGTTGCCACTGCACTTGATGCGGTCAGCGCAGAAAAGATTGGCGTTGCGCTGAATGTTGCCGTGCCACCGACAAACAAACTTTTGGTAATACCTACCCCGCCAGCAGTAAAAATTGAGCCTGTAGAGCCGCTTGTAGAGTCTGTGGCAAGGGTTGAACTAATGCCTTGGGCAAAAGGAATTCGCACGGTGGTTGCCGTTTGCCCGTCCTTTGTGATTGCGGTAGACAAGCCGGTGGCTAAATCCGCAGTCAATGAGTTAAACGCGGTGCTACTAATAATTGTGCCGGTCACCACGGGTTGCCCCGAAGTGTTAATTTGGAATGTGCCGGAGCCGTTGTAACTCATGGTTTCACCTTTGTTGCATCATAAGTGATGGATTGTTCAACTTTTTTCTTTAGTTCGCTTTCTTTGGCAATGTCAGAAACTGTTTTTGCCAATGGAATCCGCAATGCTGCCAACTTGTCCAATGCCCGAACAACCACGCTGCCGGTGTTGGAATAGTTAACCGTGCCAGGAATCTCAACAAGCGCATCGCGCAATGTGCCTTGCAGTTCCGTAAGGGTTTCACGCCCTTTTTTACCAAACATATAATCAAGCTTGCCCTCTTTGTCCAATGTTGCAAGTGTCTTGGCAAATGCGTCATAAGACAGCTTGCCGCTTGTGTTTCTATTGAGTTGGTCTTTGAGGTATTGAATAGTCTGACCTTGCAGCGCAGCATAGGCTTTTTGTCCATCTTCGCCGCCATTTTTGAGCAATTTTGTGACCGTCCGCATTTGATCCAAATTGCCATCAAGAACAACATGGGAGAACACATCATCTAAAGCCACGGCGCGGTCAGCGTAGCCGCCTTTTGTGCCCAATAGCTTGGCAACCCTGTAAGTGTCTTCAAATTGTCTGGCTAAGCCTGCGCGTTCTGCACGGGCGGCGCGGTAAAGATCACCACCAGCGCCTTCAGTCACATCATTGATCACGTTTTTAACTTGCCTCATAAACACATTTGACGGGTCGCCTGGCTTGCCAAGCTGCCCTGCGGCCTTGTAAAGATTTTCTAAATCATCCACGGTTACTTTTCCACCGGTAGCTGTTTTTAGCGCATCCAATTTGGCTTTGATAGAGTTAATTTGAGGCACAGAAATGGCTTCGGGCGCATTGTCAACTAACCATTGATCTAATTTTGATGTGTCTACCACTGCTTTAGTTTCGCCTGCATCTCTAGCTTTTTGGTAAGCATCATCCACCAATTTTTTCTTTGATTCAAATTGTTTTACCAAAGCAGAATCCACAATTGCGCCAACTTTTCGAGGATTTGACACATCAACATTAGCGCCCGTTTGGTCAATCAATTGTTCAAAACGTCCTTGAATTTCTCTTTTTTGCCTTTTTTGGAATTCTGACAAACTGGTTGCAAGGTCAGGACTTTGCTTGACCACATCTGATTCAAATTGTTGTTGGGCAAAATTTTGTGTTTGTTGCCCCTTGGTAAGCGGAATGCCTTGGTTTAATGCTCTTTGTTGCCGCAACACGGTTTCATCTGCCGATGCCGCACCGCCGCCCATCATTGTGGGTTTAGGCGCTAAAAGCGCCGCCATGCGTTGCTGGGTGGATGCCGCAGCCGGAGCCACCGCAGCCCGCATTTGCCCCATTACAGGCGGTGTAAGGGCAGTTAAAGTGCTTCCGGTTGCGCCAAGGGTTGGTGGTAAACCGCCTAAAACTTTTGCCATGCCACCCATAACATCTTGGGCCGTTTCGGTGCGCGGTTGGTAGGTGTTGCGCTGTTGAAATGCTGCGGCCTCACGCTGCGCTATTTCGGGTGCTTCGGGTGTTCCATATTTTCCGCTTGTAAGACCTTTGTACAAGCCATAGGGCAAACCTACCGCGCTTGACACAATCCCCGTTGCCATTGTTGCAGGCACTTCCAAAACAGCGCCAAGTTTGTCCATAATGCCTGGCTCACTTTTTGGCAAAGTGATGGTCTTTTCGCTTCCAGGTAATTGCGATCCAACAATGTCAAGTTGTTGAAAAAATTGCGGTCTTGGAATGTCTGAATAAAATTTTTGATGCAACGAATCCGCCAACTCTACGTCTGGCATATCGTTGTATTGGGGATACTTCGTGCGAAATTCAGCAAGTGTTGCCATTACCTTCTCCGCAGCATAAGTGGATCGCTACCTTGCGCCGCAGCCGCTGGCGGGGCGCTTGGCATTGCAGCAGTTGGTGTTTTGTTGCCAGATTGAACATCCATTGCGCGAATTGCAATTTCTCGTGCTTCACGTTTTTGCCTTACAACAGGCTCAAGATCGCCAAGCTGCGGAAAATATTTTTTCTCTTCAGCCATAAATTCTTGAGGGCTAATCACTGCGCCGGATTCTTTTCTCAATACTGCCGTAATGAAATTTCGTCGGGCTTGTTCAACTTGTTGTTGTTCGGCGCTTGGGCCACCAGCCCAACTTGGCAAAACATTCATTGCTGCTGATGTTTTTTCTTCTAATTTTTCACCAATTGCAGGAATTGCGCCCAAAACACCGGAAACAACAGATCGCGTCACGCCGGTGTTGGTAATGCCTCGATCTTCCATTGCGTTCAAAATGGCATTGGATTCTTTCATCCTCATGCCAAATCCAGTTGCAAGGCCTTGTCCTTCATTTTTTGCTTTGGGATTTCCCGCTTCTCTTAATGCTTTATCGGCTTCTTCCCGCGCTTTTGCCATACGTTGATCATATGCTTTTGGGCTTTCACCGGATTGGCGTGGCAATGCTGCATCGGCAATCGCAGCAGGGGCAACCCCACCAGCTTTCATTGTTTGCATGGCGGCAACCAATGGATCGGGCGCAACCGCAGGCGCTGCCATTGGAACCGGCGCTATAGGGCGCGGTTTAGCGGCTACGGGCGTAGCAGGTTTATCCCAATCAAAATCAGCCATTATGGTTCAACTCCAAAGTGACGAATAAAGTTAGCTCTAGATGTTGCATTTGATTTTCCACGAGCGCGATCTGCATCTGTAGGAACGGGGCGAGCAGCCGCAGCAGGAGCAGAAGACGCACTAGAACCGCCGTTCAAAGTTGTGTAGTTTGACAATGGCGGTGTAAGCCCGCTAGTATTAAATGGAATGCCTTCGTATCCAAGACGCGCGGCGGCTTCTGCAATTCTAACTTTTAGGCTTGCCAAGTCTTTAGGTGTAATAGCGCCCGCTTTGTTAATAAAGTTTTGGCGTACTAAACCAGAAATCTCAGGAATGCTTTGCCAATTTGCTGGCAACTGACCCGCTTCAGCCAATTCACCCAAGAAGCCTTTATATTGAGGGGGAACGTCGCCCATTGTGGCAAGAACAGCTTTATCAACGTATCGAGTAACGGGTTTATTATTTGCGTCCCTTGTTTCAACTTTTTCAACGTTGTTGCGAACTGGCGCTTTAAATTGAGCATTAGCCATACGTTGTTCATATGGCAAATTCATGTCAACAATAACAATATTTCCATCTTTTTCAACTTCGCTAAAATGCGTTGGTGTCCGCACTTCTTTAACGGCTTCTTTCGTAATTGCTTTAGATTGACGTTCTGCAATGTTAGGAATAGTAAAGTCTTCGTAATAAACTAAACCGTTTCGGGTAACTTCTTTCCAATTAGATTTTTCACCCGCTGGAGGATTTGCACCCGCTTTAAACGATGCATCTTGATCCGCAGCATTTAAGTCATACCAACCATATTGCGTTGTGCCATTTACGTCTTTTTGGCCTACAACCCAATGCGGCACATTTTCTTTTGGTTTTCCACCAGCAACAAAAGTCTCTAGCGCTTTAGGGCCAGCGTTTACGTTGATCCAACCAGCAACCGGTTTTCCCTCAACCATTTGAGTGGTTGCTTCCCAATGCGGCGCAATAACTTTTTCTTCTTTTGGTTTTTCACCCGCAACAAAAGAAGCCGCTTTGTCAGCAGCATTTAAATTAATCCATCCCGCAACCGGTTTGCCATCGATTTGTTTAGTAGTTGCTTCCCAATGTGGTGTTGGTGTTGCTATTTTTTCTGGTGCTGTTGCCAACAATGCGCCAGAAATTGGATCGCGTAATTGTTGACCTGGACTCATAGCAACACCCCGCTGTGGCGTTACTGTTGCCTTCACACTAAATCGTTCTTTTCCTGTAACTGGATCAAAAAATACATCTCCAGGCGATCCTTTAATTGGCGCTTTAGGCTCAAACTGCGCCAAGTACTTTGCCATTGCCATTTGCTTAACTTCTGGAATATCAATTCCTTGCAGCAATTCGGGGCTAATGTAGCCCGCCGGAACTCCCGCTTTTGCAGGAATTGCGGGTTGGCCTGGCACTGCGGCTTGGCCTGCCACGGCTGGCGACACTTCGTATTGCCCAACTTCTTGAGGTTGTCCATAACCACCAAAGCCACGCTCAATCTTTGGCGCCATGACTGCTGGCTGTGCTGGAATTTCTTCTTGACCTGGAATTGCCTCTTGACCTTCAACGCCTGGCACAGCAGGGGTAGAAATTGCTTTAGCCAAATCGCCAAATTGCGTGTTGTATTTATTGCGGTAATCCGTCTGAAGTTTGCCGTAATCTTCTAACGCTCTTTTTTCATCATAAGCACCAAGGCCCGCTTGCAAGACTTTTGCTAGTCCAGCGTAAGGGCTAATTGCAACGCCAGGCATCGTGGGCATTTCAAGAACTTGCGATCCTTGCTCTTGCAAAGCTTGCGCCATGCGGCGGCGACGGGCAATTTCTTCCGATTGTTGCGAATAGGGATCAATTAAGCTAACTGTTGCCATTTGGAATCTCCGTATTTAACCCCATTTTTTAATAGCCGCGCCCGTGCCCGCCCCAAGCAAACTATAAAGCCCTGCTGTGTTAGCGTTTTGCGTTGCCACTTGTTGGTTGTAGTTGTTTTGCTCTGCTTGGCCTTGTGCTTGCGTAGCCGCAAACGTGGGTGCGGCAGTTACGTTTGATCCCGAATAAGCACCAAATTGCGGGTTTTGAATTTGACTACCGGACATCAATGCCGCGATTTCATTTAACGGCATTTGACGGTTTTGGATTGCTTGCGCCAATGCTTGTTGTTGTGCGGTGTTAGCAAATTGTCCACCTTGTAGGGCTTGGTTATAGCCTTGGGCGTTAGCGGCGGTATCTAGGTTAATTCCTTGCAAAGCCGCTTGTGTTCTTTGGTCGTTTTCTGATTCGCCCAACAGTCTTGCAGCATTGTCGTAAGCCTCCGTGCCTGGTCGCAAGCCTTGATTAATCAGGTTAGTTTCCGTGCTTACCCTATTGCGTGCCAAAGACGGCTCTAAACGCGACATGATGGCTTCCATGCCGGTTGTGCCAGCGTTTACGGGCATCTTGGCAACATTGCTTAAATCTAGTGACGTTTGGACATCAGGCCCGCCAAAGTTAAAAGATTTATCAAGCACATTGCTTGCAAGGTTTGCGCCTTTGCCGCCAAGTGATGCAAGCTGGTACTGAGTTTTTTGTTGCTCATCTAACGTCCTTTGCGCCTCCGGCGTTAGCGTTTGCGTGATAGTTGGTTGATCACCCTCATACGATATTAATTGATTGCCATAGGGCGTGTACATATTGGGATTAGATAACTTTGACCCCAAACGCGAAGCTTCAAGGTTTGCAATTCCTTGCTCTTTTGCAGCGCCTTTGTAATCAGGCGTTGCCGGTGGCGTTGGTGCTTGTTTTCCCATATCTATACTCCAAATATTTGCATCGTTCTTTTGGCATTGTGAGGATTACCATATCCCCATCAGCCATTGCATCTTTAATCCGCGCTTCTTCTAAAAAGCCCATTTTTTCAACAAATTTGATGCTTGCAATGTTTGCGCTGCTAACCGGCACAATGATTTTGCCGACCTTACAAACATTAAAAGGGTAGTGGAAAATAGCGCCCAGATAGGCCGATGTCATGCGTCCGGTGACTGCAATGTGGCAAGTAATTGATTTGCCATGCCAGTTTTCGTAAATGACACCAGCGACAAATTCGCCGTTTTTCTTCAACCCGATAGACCGGCTGCGCTCTTGAAAGTAGCCACCATCGACCTTTTGTGCAGTCCAGTGCCCTGCTGCATGGTCGGAAGTGATCTCAAAGGACACCACCAGCCTCAAACACCAAGTCGGTTGCGACCCATTGCAATTCTATACCCTGCGTAGCTGTGTTCAACGTGGGAGCAAAAGAATATCCAATCCCCGTTGTTCCTTGCCAATCGGCGGTAGGTGACAACCCGCCGCCCCAATAGGAAATGTCCCACAAAGCATTATCCCAAGTGCCAAATTGCGAAGCGGAAAAACTTAATTGGGCGCTATTGTTGTCTAAGTTGTAATCGACGTTTACATTGCCAAAAATAGACGGCGTGCCGTTACTTAGCAAATGATAACGAATCATCTTGCATTGCTTTTGGGTAGATGTTCCGTAATTTTGGAAGCTTTGCAGGGCAAAACCGTTGATGTTGGAAGTGTCATCTACCGAGCCTTGCCAAGCTAAACCAACGTAGCCATTGCCGCCAAAATAGGGATCATCTTGCCAAATTTCCCAACAATTGGCGCTCCAGCCCGTAAAGTTACACCAGCTTTTAGTGATGGTGTTCATCACATATTGCTGCTCTTGCCCCGACGCAATTGGCACATTTAAGTAAAGTTGGTTTTCTTTGGGGTAGTAAAGCAAATTCCAACCAAAGTTTTGCCCATAAGAACTAACCGCTTGGCTTACCGCAAATTGAATTTTGTTGGTAATAGACACCCGAGGATCAAGGCGGCTTGATTGCAAAGAACCCGACATTGGCATTACGCCATCTTGAGTAATCAACAACAAATCGCCGCCGTATTTGATCCAGCAACGCCGCCCAATGGGTGCGCCAATTTGCCATAAGCCGGTCATGGATATGCCGCTTGGCGTTGTGGGGTCGGTTAACCGCCAAACCACTACTTCACCATTGCTTGTAATGAACGCAAGGTAATCGTCTACGCCATAGCCAGCGTCTAGCGTCCAAGTCATGCCAGCCATGATGTAGCCGCCTAGTTGAACCAAGCTTGTCATGTTTAATGCTGTTGCCGCGCCGCCAATGCTGTTGATTGGCAAATACCATGCTTTTAGCGAATTATTTTCCACCAACCACACACGGTTTTTAAACAGCGTAATGTTTGCACAATTTGCGGTATCTACGCCGGTGATGTCATACGGCGCACCATCGCCGTCTATGTGCCAAGACGTGCCGTCAAAAGTGCGAAGCTTGTCTGCACCGTTTACACACATCAAATAAGACCCGCCTGTAGTCGTAATGTTGATGTATTGAAATTTGGCGTTCGATAGGCCGGTAACACTAGCAGCACCAACCGCGCCGCCAGCCGTAACATCGTAAATTGAATCTATCGCTACGGCAAACAACTTGTTGGATGTGCCCGAACTATAAGCAAATAGGCTTTGCACCACGCCGGTAATGCCGGTAGCGTATTTGGTGTATCCGTTTCGCAAAATGACCGAATTTGTGCCAGGCCAAAAGTTTGTCAGGGTAACGGCATCCAATGGATCCATTGCGCCTAAAGAATCACGGGCATTCCAACCGCCAATGGGCGCAGCTACCGAAACCGATTGGCTTCGTTGTGTTGACGGCTTGTTGGCAAATGAATTTAACATTATTTATTGTGCGGGCCAGTTGCCATCTTGAACACTCCACGGGCCAACTAGCGGATTCATGCCAATTGGGGCAAGGGATTGCGCCGGTACGGGCACATCTTGCGCCTTGGTGTAACTTAGCGCACGCATAAATTCGCCCAATTCAACGGAGTAATCTAGCTTTTTGGCTTTAAGAAAATAGAACTTTAAACCCGCCAACATAAGGTCATCGGGAAAGATTGTTGTGTCGCTATCAAGCGTGTATGCGCCTTTGTCGCCTGCCGTTGCTGCTGCGCTCATCACCCAATAGTTGCTGACGTACTCAAACGCAAAGGTGTAAATGCTTGTTAAGGCTTGAAAAATACGCAGGCGGTTGTTGTAAATCCGATAGCGTTCCCTTGGGCCAACCGAAATAATGCCGCCTTGCAACCATTGCCATTCTTGGCTAGTCTTTGTTCCAAGGTTGCGCCAATGGTTTGTTCGATCCCAATTGGTATCGGAAATCATGCGGTCAAAATCGCTTGGCATTGCATAGTCTTGCTTTGCAAACGTCATGGACACCGCCGCCGTAGAAGTTGCAACCGGCGTATTTAACGTGACTTGGCTTCCCGAATCAATGGTCAAAATCTCAGCGTATGGCGCCTGGCCCGTGCCCGTAACCACATTTCCCACTTCTAAGCCCGCGGTCGTTCCCATGCTAGTAATGACCTTTGACCCCGCCGTAATCGTGCCGGTGGTGCTGATTCCGGCGGTTGTTTGCAAGACGTAAGCCTTAACCAAGCGTTGCCATTCAAATTCACGCACTAAGTCTTTGCCCAACCGCTGCGCCAAAGCTAAAAACTGCGTGCTTTGGTTGTTGGTGGAGCCAATTACTACAGTTGGTTGGGACAAGCCCAGTTCGCCCGAAACTTGGTCAATCAATTGTAGTAATGTGTAGGCCATTTATTCCACCGTTTCTTTGCGGGGTCTACCCGCTTTTTTGGATGTTAGTTCCGCAATCATCGCACGAAGTTCGGACATTTCAACCTCTTGCGCCTTTAATTTTTCATCGGTTTCGGCGCGGATTCTGTCCATCATTTGGCTATCTTGTGCCGCCCCAATAAATGCGCGGGCTTTAGCCCTTAGATCATTAAAGCCCATGATCTTGTTCCCCGCGCTATCCGGTAGCTTGGCAAACTGGTCAATCGTAAAGATATGCAACGCCTTAAATTCGGCTTTTTGCGTATCGTTAATTGCGATCCACGCATCAATAGGCGTTCCGTCGGCTTTTTGCTCTTTCTTCTGCTCAAACCGTGCCCATTCAATAGGGTAATCTTCCATATCGGCTTCACGCATTGGGCGGTCAACCACTAGCGTTGAATCCCCTGGAACAAGCTTTTTCAAGAAAATGCGTTCCTCAAAGATTGGGCGCTTTTCCATTTCCGTTTTAAAGTTGTTTTTGACTTGAACCGCATGGAAAAACACCGCCATCTTGCCGCGATTGTCTTCCATGAAACTTTCGTTTGTCCATCCAGCCGTCTCGTTCTTCATGCCATTTCCTTTAGTTGAAGTGCGGTTTCTTGCATTAAACCATCACCGAAAAATGCGACCTCCGCATCCTGAGTTGTGATGAATTGCTCCATCTCAATCGCCGCTTGTAGCATTTGTCTTGTGGTCTGAAACACCCTGTTTCCAGCTTGCACAAAGATTTTAGCTTGTTCTTTACCAAAATGTGGCCCAGCGTGCCGGTCGGTTGTAAATGAACAATCCATGCCGTGGACGTTAAATCGCCGGTAGCCTAGCGCCGCCATGACATTCATTGCCCGTTGCCCAACCGAACTACCTCCGCCAACCATGCTATTTGCGCCTTCTGGATGGTTTTCTAGCACCCAAGCCACGGTTTCTAGGTCATCGCCGTTGATTAGATGCCAAAGCCGGACATTGTGGCCTTTTAGCACTTCCCAATATTTTGGATGGCAAACCGTCGCCATTAGGTAAGTTGTCTTGCTTTGAGGGTTTTGCAGCATCCGTGCTTTGTGTTCCCTTGGGTCGCAATCAACATGGAAATCAGGCACAATCCCGCGCCTTACAAGGTAGTCATGCGCCCCTGACACCGTGACAATTGGGCGTTTTATAAGCTTCCATGTGTCCGCAAGGCTTGGGCCATAACAAACAATTGATGCCCATTTGTTGTTAAATTTGGGCCGTTTTTTGAGCATTTGCCCATTTGCTTGCGACATTTGGGCATGACGCTCCTCGTTGCTTAAGACACCTTGTAGCATTCGATCCTCATATCTCTAAACGGAAAATGATAGCGCGGGTCAAGAAATTCGATCCGTTCCATGCCTACGGATTGCAGCATTTGGCGCAACGGGGTTTCAAACCAGCCCCACCGATGGCACATGGCAGAATCTTTGTATTTAGGATCACCCCATAGCGCATAGGTGGTCATAAACGGTTGCAATGACTGTTTATGCACTACGCAATTGTGGATGTAAGCAAACACCTTGTCCATGCACGGAAGTTCAAGAATCATCTTGCCGCCTGGCTTTAACACGCGCATCCATTCGGTCAACAAAGCGTGCACTTCCCATTCATAAAAATGCTCCAACACATGAATGGCGGCAACCGCATCGGCTGAATTGCTTGCAAGTTCAAGCTTACGCAAGTCGCATTTAATGTCCGAAACATCCGAATAAAGGTCTACGTTAACCCATCCGTTCCAGTGCTTTTTGCCGCATCCAAGGTTATAGGCCGTTTCGTAATCGTCTTCCATGCATCGATCACTATTTGCGGCGAATATTTTTCCATCACGAATTTTTGCGCCGCCGAGATATTTCTCCACACGTTCCTTTGTGTCGTCCATTTGATACCCTCTTTAATGTTGCCAATCCAGATGCCAGGAAAGCCGTCCAAAGCCGGATGCGGCTCCGCGACCACAAAACAACCTTGCCTAGTTGCCTCAATTGCCCGATTTGGGCTTTTGTAAGTATCCGTAGCGGGAATTATTACGATGTCAGCGCGGGCAAATTCCTTCAACATGGTTTCATGCGACCAAGGAATTGCCCCGCCAAAGTTGGACACAACCCGCAAAGGATATTCCTCAATGTCCGGCAAAATGCGTTGTAAACTTTGTTTGTTGACGGCATGACCGTACCAAAGCAAATTGACACCAGTGCAATGCGGCGGCATTTCTTTGTATTCAAATGGGTCGGGAATCACGGTTGCTTCGTAGCCCAATGCTTTAATGCGTTTTGCCATTTCTTGGGTTGGGCAAGTTACCGCATCGGCAATCCGCAACGCCTCGGCGTAATGCGTCCAATTAAAATGGTCGTCGCAAAAGTCCACGATTACCCGTGCGCCACGCGCTTTAGCCCGTGCCATGTCCATTAGTTCATGCGCTTGGGGTTTGGCAAAAACTAGTGTTCCGGCGGTCAAGTCGTTAAGGCTTGCCCAATCGCCCGACGGTATCTTTGCCCTGTAACGCCAGCTTGCCGACCAATGATCGCCAAAATGGATAAACGAAACCCTATCATTTTGTTGCGTTTGATTGTTAATAATGTTGCCTAATTCCATCATGTTTTCTTGCCTTTTGCGGATGATGGCTTGGATTAGTCCGTGCCCATGACCATTGAAAACCGCATCCGGTAAGTAGTCGTAATAAGTTTGAAAATGCTCGGCTTGCAACGCCATTGCCGTATTGCAATGGAAAGTCTCGCCATCAGGGTCGATCCTAACTTCAATTAGCTTGTCGCCATCTTTTAGGCCATCGCCGTTAACCCGTAACGCTTCATTGGTGTTACAGGAATCAAACCCAAACAATTCAAATTGCCGCCATCCAAGCACATAAAACAGCGAAATAGCGCGCAGGCCGGAGGTTGTGCCACCACCTATTAACATGGACGATTTGGGGCGCGTTTGGCCCTTCATAACGTATGGATGCCATAGGGTTACATCGTAGCCCGCAAGGTTATCAAACATTGCCGGATGGCATTGCGAAGCAATCATGTACCGAACGGCTTTGTGCGGCTTGTAAAACGCAATACGATGCTCTTGCGGGTCAATTGCTAAAGCGTAGTCGGGGATCACGCCGTTGTCAATTAACCAATCGTGTGCGCCCTTAATGGCAACAACCGGCGCACCGGCTGCTTGCATTTTCTTGATGAGTTCTATTTGCCCTTTAACGCTTGGGGCGCTTGCCACCAACAAAATCGGGTCAGTCTTTGTGTCTTGCTTTTCGGTGACTTGCGGATACCCTCGCGCTATTGCGGCATCCATGTGCGCAAATAGCGTGTCGTCATCCGCGACACATTGACCGGTAACTTTAAGGGGTAAAAAACTCATTAAGAAAACCCCGCTTCTTTAGCGGGGAATCCGTCTTAGCCTGCTCCGACCATGATCAAGCCAGCATTGTTGACCATGCAGAATGGTGCAGATGCTGACGTTGCCGAGGTATTAGCCACAATACCTTGGATGAAACCGGCAGACACGGTTGTGTCATCCAGCGATCCAGCGGTAGCGGTGGTGTACAAAGGCACTTTAGGCTGGCAAGCTACCAGCAAGTTAACCTTGAGCAAACCATTCAGACCAACCCAGCCGTAGTAGCTAGAGGCAATCGCGGTTTGTGCAAAGCCAACCATGTTAAAACCCAGCGCAGCGGCATTGGTGGTGGTCACAGGTACAGCACGCATAACGGGAGTAGTACTCGCCGAATCTGCATAAGTGGACATGATCACAGCATCAAATGCGTTGATGGTGGATTCGGCGCGGACAAACATATACACGCCGTTGTTGGAGGTGTTAACCCGTGTACCAGGGGTAACGGGAAACAAGGTAGTAGAACCGGCAGACGTTGACGCATAGGTTGCGGTTAGGTCAATACCAATTTTTCCATCGGTGACGTAATCAGGCATGATTTTCTCCTTATTCAGTCATAACGCCTTGGAACTGAAGTCCCGAGGCAGTCATATTTCCAGCCCATCCAATCCAGCGCACGATGGCATCTTGGTTGGTACTCATACGCTCATCGCCGATTGGGACGAAGTTGCGGTTTGCGTGTGGTCGGAAGAAGATGTACTTGCTA